CTTAGTTAAGTAAGTATTTGAAAAATCTGATATAACATCTTTTTCGCTTAAATCAAGTACACACATATATCGTTTTGTTCCATCAGTACAGTCTGATGCTCCTAATCTATATATTTCTAAAGTTTCTTGCTTATCATCGTATATGTACATATTCATTACAAGAGTATCTTTTTGATTTAAAACAGTTGACCTTACTACATTATTAAATACACCAATATCACCTAAATATGAATCACCAATTATTATTTCAGGATAATTATGTTCCCAACATATACCATCAGCATGTTCATGTCCATACATACAAAAAGCAATTACATCTGCATTTTTGCTTAATATAGTATCTAATCGTTCAATAGTATTTACCCAGTAATTTGAACTTTGGTCACTTCCTACTTTATACCATTTTTGATTAAACCAAAAATCTGAATTAGTAAAAGTAGACCGCATAATATATTTACCGCGTGAAATAATATGTTGCATAATAATACATTTTTGATTATTTTTACGTGATAAATTAAGTTCATTAGAGAGCCATTTACACATTTCTTCTAAATCAGAAGAATTATATATTGTTGAGTCTAATCCAATTAAACGAATTGTGTTGTTATCTAATACAGAACTCCAATAAGTTGGATTACTTACATTTGTATTGAATTTAGCATGGTCATGTGTATATCCTTTTGTAAAGAAAGTATTATAACATAGACTATTACTTACAGGAACTATATTATTTGAGTCACCATTTTCCATTCTGTCATGATTACCTATTACACCATAGCATCCATTAACAATTGAAACATTATATCCATCACTGATTTTTTGAAATGCATAATCTCCTGAAAAGCATGGAATATAATCTTTTGGTGCACTATTAATTATATTCATTGCGGTTGTTTCAGCAGTGGTTGATTGATGTGAATCAGAAAAATGTAAGAATTTATGAATCATGTAAGTTCTCACTTTCCTAATGCTGCATTATTATTCATTACATCAGATAGACTACTTACGGTCATTGCTTTAGAAGTGCGATATGGAGCACAAGACATTGTAAATGGAATTCCAACTGCTTGTGAAACATCATGGTTACCGTAATATAAATTACGGCCATTAATCGTACCACCATACCAAGTATCAAAATTAGCTGTTGCTGTCCATAAAATGCAGCCAATTGCAAGAAGCGCAGATTTTGCATTAGCAGGATACGTCATATTAGGAATATAATTTGGTAAAGTAATAGGATTAGATGATGAAATATGAACATCTTTTGCAATTGAAAGTTGCCAAATACTTAAAATATCAAGTGCAGGAATGTAAAAACCAGCAATATATACACCATTAGGAAATGAAGCTCCTGTATTATCAGCACCTGTAGCTGAATTTCCAAAACATTTTACTTCAATACCTTGCTGAATTGATGCAACTGCGGATGAAGCAAGTTTATTAGCGATTACTGCGCCTGGTGCAAGATTTGCAGAAGTGATTGGTAAAAAAGAACTTGTAGAAAATTCATCTATAGCTTTAAATACGCCACCAGATGTAATTAGGTTATTAGAATCTTTTATTGCTGAATTATCGTAATCTGTATATGCTGATTTGCCAAAAATAGTGGTAGTAGTTTTATCAATATTTTTATTAGCAGTATTTGCAGTAGCTTGAGCAGTTTTAGCGCTACTTAATGCATTATTAGCAGTTGATTGTGCAGCTATTGCAGCGTTTTTTGCATTATTAGCAGTTGATTGTGCAGTGCTAGCATCTTTAACAGCTTTATCAGCCGTTGATTGCGCTGTCTCAACTAATTTTTTTGCAGAAGAAGCATTTTCAAGTGCAGTATTACTAGTGGCATTTGCAGTAGTAGTATTTGTCGAAATTGTATACATTTGTGCATCAATTTTATTAATTGCACCATTGTATTGGTCTCTTAAGTTTGGCTTGTCATTATCAGTATATAAGTCTAAATTATAATGTGAAGTGTATTCACTTGCCATAAATACTCCTATCTTGTAAAGTAAATAACACCGTTACTTGCAACTTTAGCATTGGCAATTTGTGAAACCGTTAAAACTGGATCAGTTGATGATGGTGTAAATGGTTTTATATTTATAATAGCATTTTACCCCCCTAAATTCTGGTGGAATATATACAGTACCAGTTTGGTCATCGACTTGTGCTAAATTTATTTTTAGCAGTAAGAGCTGTAGATTTACCAGATGTATCATTAAATTTAAAATCATCTAGTAAATCAAATTTATCGACTAAATAATAGCTCATTACAGCAAGGCCTCTTACATTAAGACCACAATCTGTGAGTTCTTTAACTGTCATATTAAGTGTATTAAGTTTTTTAACTGTTATTGCATGTACTGTTACATCATTGAACATATCACGCATAGCATTTGTAGAGCTAGTAAGATTGCCATGTTGTACATCCCAAATTAATGTTGTTTGGTCTAATGATTTAATTAAATCTTGAAGAGTATGTAATTTATCATTTAATTCAGTTCTAAGATTCTCTAAATCATCAGGAGAAACGCTTTGTATTTTATTAATTTCTATAACAATATTATTGGTAAAGTTTATAATTGCATTAAGATTAATGCACAGAAACTTCCATCTCTGCTCATTTGAAACAACATTCCAGTAAAAGTCAGGTACTGCAGGAGTTCCTTGCGTAATCCATCCAAACGGTGCAAACTCTGCTGGGTATCCTTTTACCATGGAGTCTGAGTTGTTGCTAGACATGAAAACATCACCCCACATTCGTTAATAATCTGAACATCAATATCATTATAATCCTTTATATGCTGCATTTTGTCAAACCAATCACCATCAAGAACCTTTTCATACTGGTTATCAGTAGCATTGCTTGCGTAATCCTGATTGTCAGGCGCAAGTTGCGTTGATGGGAAATCAGAGAAGATAGCGCGTGATTTGCCATATTCATCTGATGTAGCAAAGATATCTTGGCCATCTGCAATCTTTTGATATGCTGATCTATATTTTGGCATAATTTCAATAATTTTAGCTGTTAACATATCGCGCCATACAAGTGGTGGTGTGATGCCAATCTCATAATGTCTATAATGTTTTAAAAACTTAGTTTGTAGACGTTCACGTTGCTCATCGGAAAACCAATCAGCCCCTTTCCATAAGGGATCTCCGAATGGGTCAAAACCCTCATCAACAAGCTCACCTAATTTAATTGAAAAATTATCATGCCAATCTTCATTTACATCGGTAAATGTAAAGGCACTCATAGAATTATCCATATACTCACCTCTTAACTATATAATAGTGGCCTATCCGTAGTATATAACGAATAAGCCACTTATATAAAGCGCTACATTAACTTATTAACAAGCTTTTGAACGTTGATGTAGCGCGAACCGAGAATATAGCTTCGCATATCACCATTGCCAAGCTCCCCTGCAATAGTTGCACGAGCTAATTTAACGTCTGAGCCATTGATAAGTGCATTAACACAATTTTGCACTTCATTGTATCTAGAGTCTAAAGCAATTCTGCGTTTAATACCATCACCATACATACCCTCTAGAACCTGACGAGCAAGAATCCATTTATTGTCTTGAGGGGCTGCAGCCTTTTCTGATATTCCTCTATCACCTTTAGCGTAGCGCTCCCATCCCTCACGTGATAGATACGCATAATCTGCATCAAGTGACATTCCGTTATAGTTGAATGAGCTAGTAAACTGCCATGCTGCAAGTATCCATCCTTGATGTGCGTATGAACATACTGTATCAGTTCGCCAACTTGTGTCACTAATCGGATATCCTGCTAACCAAAGACCACAGTGAGTCTTTAGCCAATCAGAGCCATAGCCTCGATTGTTGATGAAGTCAGCGTTCATATAAACCCATGGATATACCTGTGTTTGCTCATACACATGTGAGCAGAACAAGTCAAGCCAATTGTTAGAGTTAGCGACTTCAAAATCAAGGATTGGGATGCCCTCACCAAAATAATTCTTACAATTTGCAATAAAAAAGTCAGCTTCCTGAATGGGGTCGTTAGAACGGGCGAAGTGATAGAATCCCCATGGAATGTTTAGTGTCTTAGCTTGCTGAATAGTATTATCACAAAATTTATCAACAAAATTTGTTCCCTCAGTTGCTTTTGCAATAATAAAATCACTATGTAGATTAGCTACATTTACAGCCCCTTGATGATTGCTGATATCAAAGCCTCTCATCATTGTTAATTTCCTTTTTTTCTTGTAAGTTGAACAATTTTGCCAATCCGCTCTTCGCAAATTCAGGATATGCATTGCTAATATTTTCAATAATACTTGCAAGCTCCATTACAACAGTGTACCCGCAAGTCACCTCACATGTTGGAATGTCGTACGGAAGCTTGAACATATGTGATGATGCAATTTCGATTGTAAGACATAAAAAGATTAGAATTAGCATTAAAATCTTATGCAGGATACCCTCTCTCATTTTTGTGCTTGAAATTTTTTTTTGAATTACTGCTCCAATAAAGCCAACTAAAACATCAGCACACATCATAACACATGCAAGAATAATACCCCATTGCTGCGAATCAGTTAAATTAATCATTTATATTACCTTTCTGAAATATCTTGCCCATATTCTGAATCATCACTATCTGATTCAGCTCTTACTACCGGATTTTTCATAAAGTCATATGCATCAGATTCAATGTCAGAATTCCAATATACATATGCTTTTCCGCCTGTGAGCTTATTAAGCTTCTCGCAAGCAGTACGCCTTACCATGAGCGACCCTAGCGCCTGTAAATCAGTTGGTTCAGCTGATTGGTCGATTTCTTCTGAAGTTTGTCTCTCCATCTTACGTGGAGCTGCATTGATGCCTAAATATCTAAGAGCTACATTCCATGTATTAGCCAAATCATCTTGCAACTCACGTAGCTCCATATCTTCTCTGTTACTTGCGATTTGAATAGGCACAGTTTCTACCTGCTCAAACCCATTGAATGTCAGCACAAAAGGAGAGCCCTCGCCCAGCTGCTTCGTAAACTCATTCATTTGTTGTGACATCTCACGTGGCGCTTTTAAGATGACAGGCTGTTTCATATGAGTTCTGACCAACTGTTTAGTCCTGATAACGTCACACATCTCACGTGCACAGATAATTAAGCTATTATTAGATGGAATACGCAAAGGGTTGTCCCATACAACAACACCATTTAGATGAGCCTTTACATCCCATTTAACTCCGTTGATACCTAAGGCTTGCCAAAACTTATAGTTATAGTTCGCATCAGGTGCACTCTTTAGCACTGCTTGCATTGCAAATGCGTTTTCAGGCTTTAAATTCTCGGGCCATGAAATAGTTGCGAATCCTTGTTGTACAAGCATTAACTCTAAAAACCGTGCATCTACTTTAGCAGGTAGGTCAACCCAGCGAAAACGAGACATTGCAAGCGTCTGAAGCTGATTGAAGAAGAACTGAAACAGCATATCATTATATGCAATTGTTTGATTGAAATTAGGGTCAGTCCAATTACGTCGTTTGCTCATAATTCACACTTCTAAAGTTCGATGCAGTGTTATTAGCGGTATCAATAGACTCTTTTAGCTTATCAGTAGCTGATTGCGCCTGTGTAAGAAGCGAATCGTATCCTTTTTGAATTGCTGCTTGATTCACTTTCTCTGCAGCCTGTGTCGCAGCTTGCTGTACTGCATAGTTTACAATACTGGTAATCTCAGAATCACTCATTCCTTGATACGTATTGAGCTTAAGCAGTTGTTGAATACTCCTATCTTTTTTCTCTTCACCTTTAGGATTAGTATTATCAGTCGGTACGGTATCATTAGTTGTCATATATACTCACAGCTCCAATCTCTTTCGGGTCTCGCCATACTGTCGTACCTGTTTCAAGGATATCACGAATTTGTAATATAGCATTCTCAGGAGCGTTATTGTTTGCACACATCCATACCTCATCCGCTTGCCAATAGGTGAAGTGCTTCATAATATTAAAGTTATCAAAGGCGCCAATATTTCTAGAACATGCATAACCATAACGATAGAATGAGTCACCACAACGAGCGATATCATCATCACAGGCTCGCTCCACTTTAACTTGTACTTCAGCGGGCTTAATTGTTGTATTTTCAGCATTTGCAACAATACCAAATGTATGAGGTGCGCCTGCATTATCAGTTAAGATTCCGTTATTTACTGCGATAATAGAGTTATCATAATTGCGTTTTGCATTTGCAACAGAAGTATTATATGAGCGTTGCGCATTCGCAATTAATGTATCAAATGAACGTTTAGCATTTTTAACTGTAACATTATAGCTGCGACTTGCATTATCATTCGTTAAATTCTGCGTACGTGAAGCATTGCTCTTTGTCATATTGGCACTATCTGTTGCGTTAGCATTTTGAGCACTTTGTGTATTGCGAGCATTTGTATTTGTAAGAGCAGCATTTCTATTAGCAATTGTAGTTGATGCATTGTTCTGTGTAGCTGCGTTCGAAGCAGTAGTTGAATTGTTTAGTGACGTTGAATTTGTAGTGAAGTTAATTGAGGCATCCTGTTTACCATATGCGCTCGTGACTGATTGATTATATGTTTTAACATTGTTGGACATCGAAATCGTAATGGCTGCATTAGTAGCACCCCACGATGCGCCTTGATTCACAGCCCCTGTAACCGTAGATACAGCAGATCCTACTGCACCCATAATATTTCCCGTCAAAGCAGATGCAATAGTACTTACAGCACCATTTACAATACCAGTAACACCTTGCGTAGCGGCTTGCGCATTGTTGTTTGCTTGCGACGTTGCAAGATAGGCTTGCTCTGAATCAAAATTGGCATTCATATTGCCGATATCATATTGAACATCAGTTTTTAATTTAGAATTTGAATACCCTGCGCCTGTCATTGCATTAGCGTTAGAAGTAGCTACAATTGCAGAATTTGCACCCACAGACGTAGCGTTGTTGGCAGTGATGTTACCAGCATTGTTAGCAGCACATGTAACTGCATTAGCTGTACTTCTATATGTATTGTTAGCACTAGTATTAGCGGATGCATCTGCATTTACTTTAGCCGTATATGCACTTGCGTTAGCATTCGTTTGTGACGTAGATGCACTTGCATTAGCATTTCCCAGTGCTGCAGATGCACTTGCGTTAGCATTCGTTTGTGACGTAGATGCACTTACATTAGCATTTGCTTGAGCAGTAGCTGCATTTGCGCGAGCCTGTGCACGTGACCATTGCTTAGTGTAGTTATTGTATTCAGCAGAAGATTGATAAACAGCGAATGCAGGTATTTCCCACATCATAAGAGTTTTCTGCCATGCGCCTGATTGAGAGAACTTATTAGAACTCATATTTTGAAATGTTATATGAGATATATCAGATGAACCAAGCCCATTTAGATATAAAAGTATACGAGCGCCTGCTGCAGTAATCTCACTTGTAATCTCAAGTGATTGCTGAGACCCCAACGTCTCAGGCGCAATCATAATGTCTTGCCCAGAGTCACTCACTAGATGTACATATGCGTAAGGACTTGTATAGAGCTTAGTTAAGCCTACATAATTTTTTTCATAATTAAAATCTGCAGCTGTTAGTTTGCAATCCTGCGTTCTATGAGCTCCACCAATCACCTGTCTAACACGGATGCCACCTACAGTTTCATCTGTTCCGAAAGCTAACCATTTACCGGGCACAACATAGGCAGCTCTTACACATTGCCAAAATCCTGTGGGTGCACCTCTTGAAAATGCATCTGCATCTGATAGTGCTACAGCCAATATTGAGCCTGATGGAAACCCTGATACATTCCTATAATGGTATGGACGAGCTGGTACTCCATCACTGAAAGAGCTATCTTCAGCAGTTGCTCCAACATCGAAAACTAGATATGGCGCATCATCATTGAGTAGATATGAGAGCTTAACATTAGTGATACGTGTGTCAATGCTCTCAGGTTCTGTTCCTTTGAGCCATGCAGTATGTGAGTGTGGGTCACTTAGATAATCTGCAACGCTTGCTGCATGTGATAGTGCATAGTGGCCTCTATTGAGTTGCATCGATTTAACTGAGACATCATTGATAAACGTTGTCCACCAATCAACACTGAGCTGTAACTCAGTACACGACGGTGATCTGAACTTTAGATCATCGATGAAAAATCCCCAATGTCTGACACCATTCGTTGGCTCATAATCAAGCGGCTTATCTGCAGTTGGCGCGATTGGAAATGTAACCCAGCAATAATTAAAAAGACCTGACCCATCAAAAGGTACTGGTACCTTAATCATACCATCAGGAAGAATTCGCATCTCAGTCTGAAGTGTATCTCTATAACCCGTAGCATTAGCAAACCATTCATTGCGCTTATCATCTGATTCAAATTTGACTACATTATTGTTTCCATCCCAAGGAACTGAGCAAAGTAATAACTTCGTATCCGCTTTCCAGCGTGTATAATCGAATGCATTTTTATATTGATTAAATACACGTACATTATTGACGTTAGGAAAGTCATTTACTCCATGTAAATTAGGAAATTGCATTCTTCTCCTTTCATATAAAAATAGGCCTGAACACTATAATAGCGCTCAGGCCTCTCCAGTCAGAACAATACTGCACCAAACTAATTAAACTAATTAATAGTAATAGTTGCGCTATTCGTAAACGGAGTTGCAGAATTCTGTCTATCAGACGTTGGATCAGTATAGGTACCCGTTGCCTTAATTGTCAAGATTACACCACTTGCAAGCCCACTCTTTTGGATATGAAGCTTGTTAGTACGCGTGTCAACATATGTATTGGAATTAAGCATAACAGGAGTCTTCCCACCCGTACCACCAGTTGTAGCACTCACCTCATAGGTAGCTGAGTCAGGTGCCACGCTCATATCACTATCAGTTCCTGCACTTGCAGGTGCGAATGTAAGCGTTCCATTGAGCTTAACCGAGATATCGATAACATCCCCCGGATGTGCTGTAGCAGATGCAGCAGTAATTTTGATTCCAGTCGCTGCCTCAGTTGCCGTCGCGATAGTAGAATCAGTATATCCAGTTCCTGCGCCAAAAAGAATCATAGGCTCAAATGGATCAACCACACCAGCAATCTGAATATGAGTTAAAAAGTATGAAGTATTGAGCGTGCGAGGATTGTAGAAAGAGCCGTTCTGGTATTCATAATCCATAGCAAGCATCGTACGCTCAGAACAAAGGACTGCCTGACATCCGGGGATACCAAAATCATCCACTGGGATAACACGATATGGTACCTGTGCCTGCTCGATATGGAAGAGCTGCGCCAATCCCATAACATCAAGCGCTGCATTAAGTTCTGGTTTAACGAGCAAAACAAGCTCATCATTATTATAGGTAGCAGGCATATCTCCCGGAACAAACTGCCTGACCACATTTGGAAAACGCATATAGTCTGCATATGTCTTAAACATCATCAACATATGCTGCGCGTCTGCTTGCGTAACGTTATCAAGATCTGCGATAGGAGACTTACGCATGTAGACAAGATCCGGATTTGCCTGTTTAAATGCAGCAAAGCTATTGACCATTGCACGATACTCAGCATAATTATCTGAATCAAATGGACGTCGCATAACTTGTGCGACATAATCGTTGAGTCCGGTATCAGTTGCAAATGCCTGTCTCAGCTCCATATCATTAACTGTGATAGGATACTGTCTAAATTGGTTCGTCGAAACATAAGCGGCTTTGCCCTTAGGTCTATATGTTTTAAAGAGGCTATCCCCAGTCTCAGTATGAGTAGGCTCTACATCTGAATACTCATGCGTCTTAATATAGTCAAGAGCCAAAATCTGAACCGTATTTCCATAAGTCAGACGGTTTTGTTTAAAAACTGCAAGCGGATTCTCAAAAGAATGCTTCTTAACCCAAGTAAATCCAATTCGATTAATTAAATAATCAACAAACATATTGTGATAGATTTTATTCATCGGATCAAAAAGTGTAGACACAACTTGCTTGGTTGTCTGTTGTGACAGCTTATCCATAAACTGCTGAAAATCAGACGTTCCTACCTGCGTAGCTGCTTGCAAAATAGTTGCGTTAGATACCGTTCCTGCCATATATTATCATCTCCTTTTAAAGGTCAAGCTCATCAATATCGATAAGATCTGAATCACCGCTATCTTCAGTCTCATCATTATCTGAAGATTCATCAGTTTCTGCAGGCTTCTCCACAAGCATATCTGCAATAGATGAACGGAGTGCTGTAAGCTCATCTTTGATTGACTGAATTAGATCGCGTACCTCTTGCATTTCATCCGTTTTCTCTTCAGTCTCCTCAGATTCTAACGTCTCTTCAGTATCCTCAGATTTTACATCTTCTTTTTCTGTTGCCATTATTCCTCTTTCTTTATATGAAAAAATCCCTGCCCGGATATTATCCTACAGGGATTATACAACATGTAGCACAAATTAATCAAATTATCAAGTTTATCATGCGTACCACCGCACCATGTAATAAAGGCTACGTATCATGTAGGGATATCCTTTATCATCGGTAAACTTATAATAAGTAATCATGTGCTATATATAGTTTACCTCAATCCATATAGTTTAAATACTTCATTTTCACATTTTTCACGAATCACAGGAGTTGAAAAGCGTACCAAGCCAAGAGAGTACATCTCAACCAAGTTTTGAATTATAGACTGTGAGCGCTTCGCAACAATATAGTTCAAGCCATTATCAGCAGTAGTAAGTGCATAGATTGGTTCTGAATGTTCAGGTATTTTTCCATTTACAAAATATAAGCCATCATATAAATCAAGCCATACGCCATACTTTTGACCGTTGCAAATCATACCAAATGAAAAACGTGCTGCAGCAGTCTTTTTAGCAATCAATCCAGTTCTCGCAGTTACAAACTGATTCTCATTTGCCATTTTGGCTGTAATTGTATGAGCACTCATACGTCCCGCTACAGTCTGCGTCGCTTTGGCATCAGCATATTCTGCATCATTACCAACATATAATAAAAAAGTCTTATTTCCCCACCAGCTGAAATCACTTGGCGGAATAGAAGTAATGCCATAGTGTTGAAAATATGGATTAACAATTGAACAAGCATTAGACAATAAATAAACATTAGGTTTGTGTTGCTTAATATCAGGTTGCTCACGCGTACACGTATCTATGATAGATATAAGCTGCTCAAATTCTAATGGCAGATAATTATGATGCCCATTAGGATTTTGAATCAATGCCTCATCCAAACATAAACGTCTGACATTAGCAAAGGTCATTTCCTTATAGTCTTGCGCTTTTGAAAGCGATACAAAATATCCAATTCTGTCCCATGCACCCCTCTTAGGTTTCCACGAATTAATATCTTTAGGAACTTTTTGGCATAGATAATCATGTCCTTGACGTTTAAAAATATATGATTGCTTACGCGCTACTTTACTGGTTGCTTCTCCTTGCGCATTAAGCTTGTATAGTGCATCAAAGTACCCATTTGCGATTTGTCTAATACGTGATTCATGTCTAACAATTTGGACAAAGCAATTATGATTTTTGTTATAATCACGCAAAAACTGTTCGCGCATACCAAATGTTTTTCCGCGTCCACGTGAATCTGCAATCATAGTTACATCTGCATCATACGATAATATCTTATTCCATGGCACACGCATAAATGTCATATTTTATCCACTACCTTATATGTTGTATCTATATCTCTATTATATTGCTTTTTTAGATAAGCTACATTTTCCATGGATGTAGCTTTAACCATTTCTCCTAATAAGCGCCCGGTGTTATATATTGCATATACTTCATGTTGATATACGTGTGATATATTGCCTAAATAATCACGTACATCCTGATTGAAAACAGCATCATTTTTAGGATTAGTCCGCTCTAGCGCATGACATACACTATTAGTAACCATTGTGTTATAACCAAGTGAGTGTGTCAGCGCATATTCAGGTCCATGCTCGTTAATTAATTTTATTAAATAATCATTAATATTATACATTCCCTCAGGCCGTGAAAGTCCTGCACAAGTAACATGCGGCTTATTATCTGTATCAATTGATATCCTACATTTGTTCCAAAGCTCTATATGATATGGATATCTGTAAATAGCACCGCATCTTTCAATATCGAAATGACCTACATTGTGAAGTGCTGAACAAAGAGTAGGATAATTTCTCCGAATGCGTGCATATCCTTTATTAATAGTATCATCAGCTGCATCATGTAAGGGATTTAGCGCGGCTAATATATCATCGTTAGATACAGTCGTAGCACACTTTAGTGAGTCAGTATCACCACCTGTTACTTTGCAAGCGTCCCCAAAAGCTTCATATAAAAGCTCCATAGCTAAACATAGATGCATACGTGAACGTCCTACAATACGGAGCCCATAATCATAAAATACATTTGCATGCTCAGGTTGCTTTTCATCGAAGTTATCTGCATTACAAATATCGTCTGAATTAACAGATAGAGAACCATCTGCATTTACAACAAACGAGGGTTTATATACATCCTGAGCTTGCGTACCATATATGCCATTAAACATACCTTTAACAGTAGATGTATAATAGCTTTCAATAAACTGCTCACTTGCGCTACCATCCCGTAGCATTTTCACAATTCCTTTAGGAATTAAATCAGATATATCATCTGTATAAGATTGACCATCTTTATATGTGTGCACTATCTTCTTCATCGAACTTTTCATTTCAAAAAGCATATTAGATTGGAGTGTCACATAATCAGGTGGTAGGGTAAATGAAGTTGTGCATTCTCCACAAATACACTCAATTGAATCCCATGTATATACACGCGACATAATCCATAACTCAATTTCTGAAACCCACACATCAGCAATCTGTGCACTATAAAGTTTTCCAAATGCAAAAGTAGGCTTATATGCTTTATCGTGATACCCAATTCTATAATTATTTTCATTTTGCTTAATCACAGCATCATTGCGTTCCCATCTGTCATATTCATCAGTTGTAAAATAGAATTTAGAACGGGCTAAAGTAGCAATTCCCCATGTATCATAACAAGTATCAGGCTTTATTCGTAAATTTTTAAAGCGTATCTTTGCATGCAATCCACAATAAAAAGGTCTGCAATAGTTCGATAACACATCTGAACGAGATGTCTGTACAATTCGTTGAGCATACAAATCCAATATTTCTTTTCGGCATTTTTTAAAATTAGTCGGAATCTTTGATGACATAAATGTGTGATGCATAGAGGTAACGTCTAATGAAGCAACATTGCGCATAATAACACTTGCAAATGCAGCACTTGTAAATGTTAAGCCACCGCGAAAACACGCTTTACGTGTCGCATATTGTTCATAATCAGCAGGTAATTCTACTTGACAAAGCACATGAAACTCACGCTGTACTGTATATTTACTGTTGGGAACTTTAAGTTTGCTGAATGTTTTTTTGGCCATTTGCCTAACTAACGATGTTTTAGTTAAGACATTTACTCCGAACATATCAGGCGTGAGCCATTCGTTTGCATCAAGTAAATAACGAAGATATGCAGGTATTACCTGAACGTCACGCGAAGCATAAAATACTTCTTTTTTCGTTAGGGGAGTATCAGGTGTACGCAGGAGTGTATAATTCCAATCTCCATCTGCTTTAGGTAAGCCTGCTACCTCACCCATTGCATGAAGCCCGCGCATATCAAGATAAAAAGTATCCCAAAAACGAAGTTTTATATGCTTAGCAGAGCTATCCATTATATCAAGCGTATATACACTTGTAGTCGATTGAGCATTAACCTGTATGTTTGGATATAACGCGCGCAAATCATATAGCAGAGATTTCAAATCAAACATTAAATTATATGCTGCAACTACAGGTATCTTATTCATACGCTCGCCCCATACAATGAGCTCTGCAATAAATTGCAGCATCTGCATCTCTGACCTGAATATAGATATATGGTCTGACTTGTCAGGTACATATTTATCAAGTCTAACAGTACGCAAATCATTAATCTGATAACATACTACATATGCCTTTACATCTGAACCTGAGCCAAAATTGCATGTTTCTGTATCAAAAACCGCACATACTTTATATTGTGGCTTATTATCTGCATATGACATTTAACATATCACATTCAACGCATAACATTTACCAATGCCATAATAATTCTGTAACGTTCATCATATGAAAGTTCTGTTGGCTCCATTAAATCACCAGTTATTTCACCATTTTCCATAGCATCCAAACGAGCCAATGCTTCTTTTTGATAGTGCATAACATAATTGTATGCATCCTCTAGCCTATCCATATGCAGCATACCTGCTACAGTCTCCAGAGGGTGTTCATTACCACCAGGAACGTACTCCCACATATCACGAGTCGCAGCAAAGAAAATAACAATTTCTAGCTTTGATGCATAACCAGTTCTATGTGTGATTGAACTTTTATTACCTTTAGCCGCATTTTTCATCTCATTTAAAAATGCTTTATTTGAACGTGCAATCCGTTTCTTTGATTGGCCAACACCTAACTGCCCAACTAACCCACTTAAATTATCTAAAACTTGTTTAATTCCTTGCGCATATGTTTTTGTTCCTTTATCATAGTAAGTTTTTTTAATTTCTGATTGTATTGACTCAGCTAAATCAGTTTTACCAAGCTTTTGAGCACGAACCAAAGCACGCTTAGCACGTTTACGCACGTTATATACCTTATCTGAAAAACGGTTCGCAATTCTGCCCATACCTAACCTCTGTTAAATAAAGCCTGTATACAACATAAACTGTATACAGGCATGAATAATGTGGCCATAACTGAATTCATTTACATACTATTCAGCAGGTCTATTATAACAGGGCTGACGTCTGCCCTGGTTATAAACAGTCAGAACTACTTAATCACAGGTACAAGCTGCTTATACGTGTTACCATTCTGAAGAGGCATAGAATCAAGTTTCACTCTGATACCATCAGGCTTGTTACAATCAGGCATCAACATAAGAAGATTGCGAATGGACCTTGATACCCCCTCACTCTTAGTAAAGTATACTACACCATCATCAGTAAGCAAGTATGTATCAGAACATGGCATATCAGGCGCACCATTACGACCACGACGAACACCAGGCTTAAAAAATACCTCTTTAATCGTGAACTCTTCACCCTCATGACCATTTAAAGACTCAGCTGCATTAAGCATAGCTGCAATAGTAAGCTTAGACTTTGTATCAGTTGCTTGAATAGTGCTCCAAGTTAAAGCAGTCTGTACATTGGAATTATTATTACCCTCTACGATACCATTCTCATTATGAAGCGTAATCTCGTTTGACATGTTTTATTCTCCCTCAATTTCAGCATTGTCAATAAATTTTTCCACATTCATCGAATAAATCTTACATGTAACTGTATAATCAGTAATCAGAATAGATTTTCCAATCTCTTTCTCAATTACATTCTTAGCTCTTTTTTGTGATAGCCTACCATATAATCGCTTTGTCCCATACTCACCAGTATCACCTTTATCAGTCTTGGATACAAATAGATATTTTACGTTGGTAAAGTAGAGTTTAACATGTACCTTTTTCATTTTTCACCTCATTTACTAAATTATCATGTAATTTAATTAATCGCATATATTCTTCCGTCTCATGTGCTTTTCTAAGCTTGTTTATCGCATTATCTTTTTCTCCTTTCAAACATTGCTTACGCGACCTATAATTATTAGTTAATCGTGCACCAGAATCAAAATCGTATAGGCACCAGCATGTTTCACTAAATAAACGATGTGCAACGATTAAGCTAATATTCTTATATTTTAACTTATATCCTACATGCTGTACCACGTAAAATGTTTTATCTAAGTCATTATACATAAGAACATAAAATTTACATTTTACATAATTCATTTAAAATCTTTCCACCATGGCTCAATTGACTGCAATCTGATAAATTCTCTTTTACCTTTAGTTAATTGTAACAAAGCTGCTGCATCATTATAATTACCAACCTCACGTCTTGTATGCCAAATATTCGTTCTTTTATCTAACACATAAAATGTAAGCAAATATCTCATTGATTTCATATTTTATCCTTTTCTTTCTATAGATAATTCTTATATTATCTTACTAAGCCTTAATGATGTACGCTTCACACCTCATTGTTGGATTGTACATAACATCTGGAAGCTTTCTCTCAGTCAGTCGACTATCAAGCTCTTTATAATCAACGAAATTATTAGCACGAAGATGTGAAAGTGCCTCACGCTTGGTTCTGTAACTATCACCCTTTCCCTCTTTGACATTGCGCTGATTGATGTGACTAAATTTGTAAAATTTAATTCTAAACATTGTTTGTCCTTTCATGTTTTATTCTTGCCTTGCTATAGATAATGTATCACTATAATTCTTCTTATATTATCTCAATTATCTGCTTCACAATTTCTTCACATTAACTAGA